ATTCGACAAAGACACTTCTACAGCCATAATTTATGAATCCAAATTTGATGACATTCACATACTGCCCACCTAAAGTCCTTGCTGACTTAAAATCAACTACTTTTCCTGATGGTAAACGATACTATACACTAGATGATGGTACTCGTTTACCTTCCGTAACCACAGTTATTGGGTTACAAAAGAAAAAGTCCATCATGGAATGGCGTGCTCGTGTTGGCGAAGAAGAAGCTAATCGCATATCAAAGCAGGCCACATCACGTGGAACTAATGTCCACACCATATGTGAGAACTATCTCAACAACAAGATAGATTACATGAAGGGCATCATGCCTGATGCGTTGGATTACTTCTTATCAATCAAACCATATCTTAATAAGATTGACAACATACATTACCAAGAGGCTGCACTATGGTCTAAAGGTATTGGCATGGCCGGTCGTGTAGATTGTATTGCTGAGTATGAAGGTGAGTTATCTGTAATCGATTTTAAGACTGCTTCACGTGCTAAAAAGCGTGAGGACATCTTAGATTACTTCTGGCAAACCACTGCCTATGCACTCATGTATGAAGAATTAATCGGTATTCCGATAAATAACCTAGTAATTATCATGGCCGTCAAGGATTCTGAACCTTTAATCTTCAAAGAAAAGACCATGGATCACATTGATGGATTAGCAGAAGCGATTCATTATTACCAAAAGAATGCTTGACATTTCTCTAGGAAAGGATATAATCATACCATGAAAAACAAAATCTTAGTAGCGTTATTATTGGCAGCTGTCGCTACCAGCTCAATGGCACAATGGCATCGTGGACCTTCATATCACTACCATTATGGATGTGGTGGTTGCTGGGTCGGACCTGCACTCATCGGTGGTGTTGTAGGTTATGAATTAGCACAACCAAGAACAGTTGTGGTTGAACAACCCTCAGTTGTAGTACAACAACCAATTGTGCAAGCACCTCCTGTCGGTTATCACTGGCAAGAGATGGTAAATCCACAAACTGGCGTTAAACAAGTTGTTGCGGTACCAAACTAATGAAACTCAAAAAACTTATTCAAAAGTTAAACCGTGCGGAGTTTGAACATAACCTTGAGAAGGTAAAAAAACTCTGGTTCAAGATTCTAAAGAAGTCTGTTAAAGGTAAGCACACCGAATCGGTGCGCTAATAATGATAGTAAACTTGGTGTAAGAAAAGTATTCTGGACGGGAGTTCGACTCTCCCCATCTCCACCATAAAAATTCAGGCCTGCGCCGTGCGTTAATGAAGATGACTAAGGTATCACGGACATCCACATAATCTAAGCCTGAATTTTTATGATGGGGATGCCATGGTTTCGACAGGGTAACAAGTATTATATTAGGCTATCCGTCAGAGTTGACGTAAACACTAAATCAAAACAAACGCAAACGATGAAAAGTTCGCATTGGCAGCCTAAACGCTGACTAGGGTTTCGGTTGGTTTCCTCGTAACAGAATAACCAACCATCGTATCTTAACTTAAAGGAGTTTTAATGAAGAAGTTAGTTCTATTGGCCACACTGATGGCTGCATTTGGTGTTGCATCAGCCGTTGAAGTTGGTGTTAATGGTTCTATTGATAATTACAGTGACAAGGACCGTAGTGGTGCTGGTCTAACTGTAGGACAACATTTTGGTAAGTTCAGCATTACTACTGAAGCTGACCGTGAAATTAAACGTAATCTAGACAAGTTTAGTGGAATTGCTGGTTATGATGTTGTTACTTTAGGTACTGCAACACTAACAGGCAAAGCAGGTGTTACATATTTGTATGATAAATCAATCAAACAAGGTGACCGTTATGTTGGTATCGTAGGTGCTGGTATTACAGTTCCAGTTACTAAACAAGTTGGTTTGACAGTTGACTACCGTTACGAAAAAGGTGGTATCGATGTTAAACGCTTTGACGGCAACACAGTCCTAGTCGGCGCAAAATACACATTCTAATGTGTTAAGGTTTACGATAGGTTTTCCTGTAAAAACCTATCATCTTGTTCAACAACAGAGAGAACCAATGAGAAGTAAACCTGTACTCATTAGCGTATTCTTTTCTTCAATTATTTTAATGTTATCTTGTGTCAATATCGATACCCGTAACATTTTACCATTTAAGACTTCATATGACGAACTTTCTAATCCAACGAAAGTACAAGTCACATGTTTGGCAAAGAATATCTATTTTGAAGCGGCACACGAACCTGTTGAGGGTTGGAAGGCCGTTGCATTTGTAACTGTAAACAGAGTCCAATCTGGATATGGTGATGATATATGTTCCGTGGTTAAACAAAAAACCAATGGGACGTGCCAGTTTTCATGGTATTGTGAAAGAAATACCGAAAATGACTTGACAATACACGATAAAAGATTGTATAATGAGATTCTGGAACTTGCAACCAATCTGGTTGTTAACTACGATAAAATGAAAGATGTTACTGATGGATCAACCTACTACCACGCCTCCTACGTCCAACCTGGTTGGACAAGGATGGAAAAAGTTAAGCAAATTGGTAACCATATTTTCTATCGTTCCAAAAAAGACCGAATCGACCGAAACAAGGAGTTTATATAAAATGGAAAAGAATGTAATAACAATTGTAGTTTGTTCTACTATTCTAATTGGTTCTGTTATTGCTGGTTCTATTATGTACCTAATCAATGATAGAAACAATATGGCTAGAAACATTGAGGCTGCAATTCAAAAAGGTGTAGACCCTATCTCCGTTAAATGTGCTTATGAAACAGATGCAAAACCTGTTTGTATGGCCTATGCATTGGGTAAAAAATAATGCCTACTAAAGATGAGATCCGTGAATTTAGTTTGAAGATTGAAGAAATGGCTGATGAATACAGATTACCTTGTATGGAAGCCATCGTTCAATATTGTGAAGATACTGGTGTGGAGATTGAAGTTGCTGCAACATTAATCTCATCACACCTTAAAGCTAGAATCCGTGAAGAAGCACAAGCAGTTAACCTAATCAAGAAGAACTCTAAATTGCCAATATGAATGAGAACACAGGCTTTGCGGCCTTTGCCTTATATAATGCGTTAAAGACTCACTTCACCTCAAAATCGTATGACTTCTTTAAGTACAATGGTAAGACCAATGTATCTAAAGAAACGTTTATGAAGAATAAGTCCAAGTATCAATTCTATAAATTGTCCCGTAAGTATTCATTGGAAGAACTCAGGAATTTCTTTGTAGCAAACTTGGTCCACGGTGATAGTTCATGGGTCGGTGAGATGCTTGGTCCTGAAGGTGACAAGGCATATACAAAGTGGCAAAAGACCAATCAGTCCTTGACATATGTCTTTGAAAATGATATAATAGGCCTCTTAGGTGATGATGATCCTGAACAAATGTTGGCAGTCATAGATGGTCAACATCCTAACCTTCTACGTGAGGTTATGTCAGGATCGATTCAAATTGAAACAATGGTGATACTTAATGATATTATGAATTTCTTTCCCATGTGGAATAGAAAGATAAGTGACGATATTATTTGGCCGAATTGGCGGTTGAAGTGTGAGAAGTATACACCATTTGTTACCTATGATAAAGTTAAATTCAAAAACATTTTAAGAGAGTTGGTTAAAGAACATGCATAAGTTTACTAAAATCTATTTGGACATGGATGGTGTTATCTGTGACTTTGAAGGTAAGTTCAAAGAAATGTTTCGCATAACACCAGAAGGTTCACACAGTCGCCGTAACTTTGGTGACCTGTTTCATAGATTCTATAAAGCAGATGCATTTGCAACATTAAACAAAATGCCTGATGCAGATTTGTTGTTAGATTATCTTAAAACAATTGAAGTGCCTATTGAGATATTATCATCTACGGCAAGAGCTTCAAGCAATGCCTCCATATCACGCCAGAAACAAATCTGGTTAGATAATCATGGCATTAAATATCCTGCAATCTTTGTGCCTGGTGCTTCACTGAAGGCACAATATGCAGATGAGAATTCCATACTCATTGATGATACTGAAAGTGTTATTGATGCGTGGAATAAAGCAGGTGGTACTGGTATACTTCACAAAGATGCCTTGACCACAATTGCTATCTTGAGTACACTCCTGAGTGTATAAATATGGTTATATTATGTACAAAGTGGACAATCCGTTAATACTCCGTAATACTCCGTTTAATAAGGAAATAAAATGACATCATTCGCAAATCTCAAAAGAGAATCATCAAGCAATCTCGACAAACTGAAGTCTAAAGTTGAGCAACTCAACAGTTCAGAAGGCTCAGATAAATCCAATAATTTCTGGCGACCAGAAGTAGACAAAGCTGGTAACGGTATGGCTACTATTCGTTTTCTACCTACATCTGCTGTAGATGGTGACGATTCATTGCCATGGGTTAAAATCTTTGAACATGGATTTCAGGGACCTGGCGGTTGGTTGATTGATAAGTGTTTGACAACAAAGAGCCAACAATGTCCTGTTTGTGAACACAACAACAAATTGTGGACCTCTGGTATTGAAGCCAACAAAGACGTTGTGCGTAAACAAAAACGTAAACTAAGTTACATTGCTAATGTGTATATTGTATCTGATCCTAAGCATCCAGAAAATGAAGGGCAAGTTAAATTGTTCAAGTTTGGTGCTAAGATTTTTGAGAAGATTACAGGCGTAATGAATCCTACATTTGAAGATGAGGCAGCATTTAATCCATTTGATTTGTGGTCTGGTGCTAACTTCAAGTTGAAGATTACTAAAGTTGCAGGCTATCAAAATTATGATAAGTCTGAATTTGCATCACCATCTCCATTGTTGAATGATGATGCTAAATTGGAAGAAATTTGGAAATCTGAGTTTGGTTTGAAAGACCTAACTGCCGACAAAGAATTCAAATCATATGATGACTTGAAATCTAGATTGGAAAAAGTTCTTGGTCTTAATGGTGAAGAACCTGTTGCAAAAACAACAGTAGAAACATTGAAATCTACACCACGTAAACCAGAACCAGAACCTGAAATCGTAACTGAAGACGATGATGACTTGGCATATTTTGCTAAGTTAGCTGAAGAATAAACTTTAATCTCCTTTTAAAAGTTTATACCCCGCCTAGTGCGGGGTTTTTTATTATACGACTCTGGTACTGTAATAGACCAGTCGTTCAATAGTGGACTCTTTGTTGCGTACAGGAGGCATTGGTCCTTTGTTTTGTTGTGTTTGTTGTGATGAGCTACTGCTATTGTTATTTACAACAGTTGG